ACATGCCGGGATCGTTTCCCTCTAACGAGGTACTAGTATGGGCTAGCGTCTCCGCAGTTTGACAACTGCCCTACCATTCACGGTATATCCAAAGGGTATCATCCCAATCAACAGCACCCCACAATACACAAGAGGGGGCTGCATAGCCGTAGTCTGCTGCCCTAACACGTAGCCAATTAGTAGGTATCTGCACCTGAGATGCATCTACAACATGGACATTACGTGAAAACTCTGGGAACGCCGCTCCCTCTGCGACATCCCAATCCCCTTCTAAAAGCCGTCTTCTTTCAACTTCTGGGAGCGACCTCAACATGGCTTCATATTCACCAGTTTCTGCGAGGTAGGGGTTATCAGTCAGCCGCGCTGGAATAAACTTGCGAAGAAAGAGCGGTTGACCTGCCTTGCCATTCGTTGCTGTATCAGGCCACAAAAGAGCGTTGCCTGTATCCACATCAGTTGCTGCAAAGGGTGCATTAGCCGGTGCGGGGTCGATATACATCTTCTTGACCCACCAACCACCTACCCCTCCGGGGTTTCCTGTGCAGCGCATATACGCATTGATCTCAGGGTCAGTTGTACGAAGTCTGGAACGCAAGTACTCCCACACGTAAGGTGTTGGGTAGTGCGTGATCTCATCAATGCCAATCCAAGTAAAAGCCTGTCCTTGGTAGCGCGTTACGTCTTTGTCCTTGTCGAGGTAGGAGAACCATGCCGTACCCCCAGCAGGGAACTGCCACATAGCTTTCGATTCTCTGAAAGTCGCGCCCGGAAAGGCCTTTGGATATAGCTGCTTACTCTTGTCAACAAGCTCGGTAAGCTCGTCAAGTGTGCGCCTAATAATAAGAGCGCGATGATTGGGCCTATCACAGTAACGGAGCAAATCAGCAAGAAGAGCATAAGACTTGCCCCCGCCAGCAGCACCGCCATAAAAGACATCCCTTTCAGGGCTTGCCAAAAAGTCAGTTTGTGGCCCTGAATTGGGCTTGAAGATAATGTCCGCTTCATCCTCAACTAGCTCCCTTACTTTTTTTGGTACGCTATTAAGTACGTTATCTTCAATTACTTTAGACCCTTTATCACTAAACAGGGCCTTTTCTACCTTCTTTATATTATTCTTTTTATTCTTAGCGTTTACCGCTTTCCTCTGGGCGTTCTTCTTTGCCTTCTCAGCCTTGCGTATAGCAGCCTGAGAGGCTCTCCTAGCCTTCTCACGGGCGGATAGGTTGTAGCTACCCTTCTCACCCTCTGCTAGCCTTGGACGGCCTCTAGAGCGTTTTACAGGCTCTTCTTTGACATTGGCCTTATCTGTCATTATTTTAGTCGAGGTTTCCTTGAAGCATTGGTGTATTTTTTAACGTGACCACCCTTTGCAAACTTTGCACTACCCCGTACTCCTGCGTAGGCATTACCTGACCTGTCAACTCTACCTGAAGCGGACATATCAAAAGGCCCTGCCTTACCCAAGTTGCGCTGGGCTGAGATACTTCTAGAATCCACATCAACTCTCGTATCAGGGTCTTCATAAAAAGCACTGGCAGTTTCTGGATTTTTAAAGTTAGGCATTTTAAAACCTGCCCTACCTCGTCCAACAGGGGCTGATACACTTCCTCCGGGGGTGCTAAAGCTACCCATAGCCCTAGCCTTTACTCCTGAAGGAAGAAGGTCAACATACTTTACAAGAGCATTAGCCATCTCGGAAGTAACTTCACTATCCTTACCATTAGCATACAGGTCGTAGGCTTTAGCTGCTACTGCTGCAGTAGCTGCAGCATCCTTAACCTTAATTTCTTTACGGCCCCGGCTTGAAGACATAGCAAAGTCTTCAGGACGAAGACTAAACAAAGTCTCATCTAAAAGCTGCTTACCTTGAGGAGATTTAGCAATGGCCGCTGCTGACTGCAGGGCGAACTCGGCTAATTCTTTTTTTGTAAGTCTATTATCCGCCATAAATTTCAATCCGTTTGTAATAAGTGCCTATACCGCGTCTGTAGCAGAGGACACTACCCGGCATTTTAATTCTAGAAAGATAGACCCCTACACGTATCTTAATCATTGTTGATGATGATAGGCTCTTCCTGACCCGCTTTGGAAGGAAGAAGGACTACACCATGAATCGCAGTTACATTATGCTCAACAACATCATGTTTACCTACGCCTACTCTGTTTAGAATGGACTCTGCAGCCTTTATCTTAAGTTCAGCGCGAGGAGTAGTCCCGTCATCATCCAGAGCATTTACAAGACCTGCCGCTGCTTTTACAGAGTTAGCGGCTAGCATGTTCTTAGCCCGTTCAATAATCTCATCTGCAAGAGAGTTCATAACTGCCTTGCCAGTAGTCTCACAGTAACCAGCCACACGCAAAGCAGCAGCATTATTGCCACCGTTGTCCATAAGAGCATCCAAGTATGCAGACTGCATCTCGGTTAGCTCTCGTTTCTTCTTCTTAGGCTGGGCTAGTAAATTATTTACCATTAGTAGTTAACTTTACGAACTCCACCACCGCGAGAATACATCTTTGCCACTTTGCTACCTGTAGCCATAGAGGGAGCTACCATGTTATCAGACCTGTTCATGTCCATGAGACTTTTCTGAGGATTCTGCTGCATGGAGTTCTGGGATGTCATGCCCCCATAGGCCATCTTTTTCTTGTCTTTACCGTACATCTTTTTTCCTTTTGCTATCGTTGCAACATTTGTGGGCTTGCCGCCTACTCCTTGAGGCTTTGCTCTCTTACGGGAGACTGCACTCTTCTTCTGTTCCGAGGTCATGGATTTAGCTTTAGCCCTTGGCACACACTTAGGGTAGCCCCTCTTGGAGTCTGAAGTAGAAGAGCGGCCACAGGCTTGGAGTTTTCCATCCTTCTTCGGCGCTCCAATGTCTACCCAATCTCCTTTAGGGCCTTTGCCAAACCACTCTTTAAGGCTCATTTGTAACCGCCACCACGCTTCTTGTATTCGCGGACTAACCAAGCGTTAGCATATGCAGAAGGGTAAACGTCAAACTTCTTCTTAGCTGCAGACTTTACCCTTGAGTACAGAGCAGGGTTAGAGGGAGTAGGAGACTTGCTACTCTTCTTCTTTGCCTTTGCTTTTTTTGCTGCCATTGCGTCAGGCCTTCTTTTTGCCGCTTTTCTCTTCAAGAATCTTTACAAGCTTGGGAGGCAGACTTTTCCTCTGCGCTGCAGTCACAGGACCGCCCTTTGCCATCATCCTCATGCCCCGCGCCATCATGTCCGTATCACGGGCATTCATGCCACTCATTCCGCTCATTCCGCCACGGGCCATGCCCTTAGTGGTTTTACCACCTTTAGCCATGTATTTAGTTTTTTTCTTAACAGCCATTGGTTCTAATCCTTTGCGTATAAATTATCAACTCTACTACTCTACTAAGGGGGGGGTTAGGCTAGCACTTCCATCTTTTTCTAGCCTGACGCAGCCGGGAGTTAGGGTCTTTAGCCGCTTCTGGAAACTTCTTCATTTGTCCCGCAGAACGCGCACAATAAGACTTACGCCTCTTCGCTGCTTTACTTCCCTTTTTAACATCGCCAGTAACCGCACCCTTTAGCTTAGAGCCGGGGTTAGCCGCACGATAAGCCTTAATGCCCTTCTCAGTCATTCCAGCGCCCTCTTTGGTAGGTCGCTTCATTCCTTTGCCTTTGGGCATTACATCCGGTTTACGAACTCCACCGCCCTTTGCATACTCCTTGCGGCTAATCGCGGCTACCTTTTCAGATTGCCGCTTGTGCATCTGGGAAGCTTTGTTTAGCTCCTTGGAGATTTGCTGGAGTTGTTCTTTGGCTGGCACTATTCCATCTCCACCGTTGGTTCCGCCCAGCCACTCGTTGCAAAACCAGTGGTTCTTTTATACTGTTTCTTACAGCAGCAGTCTCCACAGTCACATTGGGGACAAGGGGCTGACTCATGCTCAGAAGTAGATGTAGCTTCTGCACAGTGACATCCTTTGGAATCACAGTTGCAAGAGGCACAGAAGTTATCAGTGGTATGATTAAGCATGGTAAACGCCGCGTAAGGCCCTTGAGTATAAGGCATGTTAAATTTCTTTTTAATTTTATGAAAAATGCAGCTAGTACAGTCGTGTCTCAACACTCTCTAGGAGGAATATATTTTATATTGTTGATAGAGTGTAGACAGGCTAGTAGCTGCTAATTAACTATTATAGTGCGTGTGAGGAAGTTGTCAAGATAAAAGTTAAAGTTAGTTCATTTTATACTTGACAAATCTGAAATGAGGTGTATAATAGTAATTACATTACTCCGGGGGGTTTAATATATATACCCTATTAATATTAGCCCATATTGTAATATAATTACTCAAATAACCCCCATAAGCGTAATATAATTACTATATATACCCTAAGGCATTGATAAATAATAAAAAAATTATAAAAAGGGTAAAAAATACAAAAAATACATGGGGATTGCATACAGATATATACCCACCCCCAGTGGCCCATGCGCGCCCCCTTTAAGCTAAGTATTTGTTTTTATTGATGTTAATCAATATCCATAATATACATTCACACTCCCCGGCCTCCGGGGTTTTTTTATGTCCACACGCCACAAAAAGGGCGGCTAATATGCTTAGGCTCACACCCGCGCTGTTTCAATACTACCGACAAGTTTATGCATCCTACTTTTTGAACTGTTTTGATGGGGCAAGGGCGTGCAATACAAACCCTCGCAGGAAAGCCCCAGTGCAATAAGTTCGTGGAATATCTGCAGGATAGGGGATATTCACCGGGCATAAAAAAGGGGAGCATAAAGCCCCCCTAATTCCTGCTAAATATTAATCGCTGTTAACTGTGAGTGTACCCGTCAGCCTCAATTCCCAAGTACATACCACACCAGTAAACGATGGCGCATTGTTCAAGGGGCAAGCTGGATACGGTGCGCCGGAATGCTAAGAAGCTCATTCCCTGATCGTTCTGCAACCATTTGCGATGAAGCGCGGTTAGCTGGTCCTTGTTCATACGCATGTTAAATGTCCGAAATGAACGGCCATGAAAGCGCCGCAAGCGTATCCGCCGAAGAATAAACAGAACACAATCACAACATCAATAAAGCGCATCAGACCTGCTCCCCGTAGAAATCCGGTGTTTCATACGGCTGGATGTCATGCTCCGTTGGTTCTGTGATATCTTGCCAATCATCAATGCCGCACGCGTCCATGAACTTATTTGCGTCGTAACGTGGGTTATCCATTCTAAACACATTGTGGAAGTCTAGCGCCGTATCCTTAAGCGCAACCCGCGCAGCACTGGCGGCGTATATCTCGTTTACGTCGTCGTCGTCATTACCAGTGTTATGCTCCGCAGAGTCATATTCATACCGCATCAAATTGGTTTTCAGTACGTGGGCAACTTTGTAATAGTGCTTTTGTGTAAAGCTTGCCATTAGTCCGATCTCCTAATTAGAGTTAAAAAAACCGCCCCCAATTAAGGGGACGGCTAGAGTTTACCGGCAGGGAGTACCGGGCGTCAACTAATTATTCTGCCTCTTTCACTTGAGGGGTAAAAAGCCCCTGTTTCGCAAGCTTCTCAATCACGCGGGAAAAAGATCCCTTAGCACCTATGCCATAGAGGCGGGCATGCTCAATATCGATGTTCTGCATTTCAAACTGTAAACCCTCAATAGCGTCGAGTGCTTCCTGAGACACAAAAACCTGTTTCCCGCCACTGGTCGGGGTCGCTGTTTTCTTGGTAGCCATGATCTAATTTTCCTTACAAAATGA